GGGGAGTTTTTATGTCATTTCCCGAACATCTTTCACAATACACTCTTGTATCTTCAATATCAAAGTCCTGATTAACAAATTCCATGATGTCAACTCTGTGTTCAACCCCGCATTCAGGACAACGTGTATAGACGTTATCATATTCAATATTGACGTTTATCTCTGCACCCTCTGATAGCTTTTTCTTTACATAAAACATAATATTAAACCTCCTTACGCTGCTGCGCCGTATTTAACGGCCATTTCCTTAACTATAGCCACATAAATCTCAATAAGCTTCTTATCGTCTGCTATAACATCAAGCTTACTAAGCTTATCACGCTTAGACTTACACACGCCCTCACCTGCCATACGATTTCGCTTGTTTGTCAGACGAGTTCCCAGCGATACCCCTGCACGTTCCTCCACAAGTCTGTATACTTCCTTGTATGTATCGCCTATGCAGTCAAATCCACTTCCCGTTGTCTGAGCAATTTTCGAAATCAAATGCTTTGAATCAGGTCTCCATGAATTTTTATCCAATGATATTACGTCGACCATATTATCAAGACGCGTGTTCACTCCGTCTATTTCCTTTTGCTGTTCCTGCTGCTTGACTTCAAGCATTCTCTGCTTGCGTTCCATCTCTACGGCATTATTTGCTATTCCTGCTATCATTTCTATAGGTGATAACAGACTTGTTTCTTTCGCTTTAAAATAACCGTTGACAAGCTGCCTTTGCACATCCCACGATAAATCGTCTGTTAAAGACTTAGCAAGCATGAGATAGCCGGATTCGAAAATAAGTGTAACATCGTTAGTTTGACGTTTATCCATATCTCCAATCGCTGTCCGAAATTCGGACGGCGATATTTTCACAAAATCTTCGCCCTCAATAAAGTGCTTCTTGTTGTCATTAAAGCGCTTTCTTGCTGTTCCCTCCGGTCTATTGTGTACCATATCAATATCTTTGAATGTCACTACACGTTTGCCCTCATATTCTTTAATGAGTACATTCTGGTTGTTAATTACAATTTCGTTCATTTTAATTTTTCCTTTCTTAAATATCAATTAGTTTTAATTTACGGTGCGATTTTCTGTACGTCCCAGCAGATAATCAATAGAACATCCGAAAAAGTCAGCCATAGTAATAAGTACTGTAGCAGGAATTTTACCATTCTTCTGCCAAATATAAATCGACTTCCTTTGCACTCCAATCTTATCTGCCAATTCATCAAGTGACATTCTAAGCTTTACACGCTCAACATCAATGTTAATGTACATTATAAAATCTCCTTTCATTCTGAAAATTCAGATATTTAATTCACCCGTATCGAGTAACTATAGTATACACCCGATTTGGAAATTTGTCAACACATTATCTTCGAAATGAGTTACAAATAAATCCATAACTTTTTGTGTATTATGAGCAAACCGAAAAAATATGATTGACAATATACTCAAATCGAGTTATAATATAATATAGAAAGCAGGTGGTTTAATGTTTGATAATAGATTAATAAAATTAAGAGAAGAAATGAAGAAAACTAAAAAAGAAGTTGCAGATGCACTGGGTATGCCGTATAACACTTATTCCAATTATGAATCAAATTTACGAGAGCCAAATTCAGCAGTTCTAATTAAAATTGCTGATTTCTATAACGTTTCAATTGACTATCTTTTAGGTCTTAGCAACGTTAAAAGTGTTGACACTGATTTGCAAACTGCTTGTAAGGTTACTGGGTTAAGTGAAAAATTAATATCAGAATTTATAAAATTGCAAAATATTCCTAAATACAAACATGGTTTTGATATGTTTAACGATATGTTATTATTTCAATCAAGTGATTGGTCTTTTTCTTCATATTTAGAAGCATTAATTTCTGATTTAACAAAAAGCTTAAATGCTAATTTAAAAGAAAGAAATTATATGGAAAAAAACATTTTGTATACAGAAGAACAAAAAAACGAATATAAACAAGCAGTTAATATATTACAAAAATTTAATATGGAGTCAACTTCTATTATTGATAAAAGAAAGATGATTGAATGGAATACTTATAAAAATTTCGAACATACAGTTAAAAGCATAATAAATTTTGAAATATTGGAAATTGACTTTAAAAAGAAGCGTGATTCGAGCGCAAATAACCCCTCGGAAGAATAAAGACGGTGACGTCATATCATTCTTATTTCACTCCCTTCAATTTTTTGTCGAATCTAGATTACATTTTCTATTATACTCGGGTTTACCGGGATTGCAATAGATTTGTCGCGAGTGAGCCGAAATTTGTCGTGAGTGATTTTTTAAAAACAAATATCAACATACGTTTTTTGTGCACAGTATACAAAAAGGAGGAAAATAATGAAAACCGCAGCTGCGTATATCCGAGTATCTACGGAAGACCAGATCGAATACTCCCCCGACAGTCAGCTTAAAGCTATCAGAGACTACGCTCGTAAAAATGACATGGTTCTGCCGGAAGAATTTATATTTGTAGATGAGGGGATTAGCGGGAGAAAAGCCGCTAAGCGTCCGGAATTTATGAAAATGATAGGTACCGCAAAAATAAGACCGAAGCAGTTTGATGTTATACTGCTTTGGAAATTTAGTCGCTTTGCGCGTAACCGTGAAGATAGTATAGTTTATAAATCAATGCTTAGAAAACAATGCGGTATAGAGGTTATCTCTATATCAGAACAACTCGGAGAGGATAAGACGTCCATCCTCATAGAAGCTTTAATAGAAGCTATGGATGAGTATTACAGCATTAATCTGGCTGAAGAGGTGCGCAGAGGAATGACCGAAAAAGCTCAGAGAGGTGAAGTGGTAAGCACGCCCCCTTTTGGTTATGATGTAAAAGACAACATCTTTATACCTAACCCTGAAACTGCTCCTATTGTTAAAATGATTTTTAATAAATATCTGAGTGGGCAGGGCTGCCTCGAAATAGCAAAAGACCTTAATATCATGGGCATAAGGACTAAATACGGAAACAAGTGGGAAAACAGAGGGGTTGAATACGTGCTCCGTAATGTTGTATACACTGGAAAGCTTACATGGACTCCCGTCAAAAGTAAGACCAGAGACTACAAAAATGAAGCTACTATAATAACCCAAGGAAAGCACGAGCCGATTATTGATCAAGAGATTTTTAATGAAGTGCAAAATATAATTTTGGAAAAGAAAAAGTTGTTTCCAAAGCATTCAAGACAGTCATCCAACGAATTTATGCTAAAGGGCTTTTTAAAATGCAGCAATTGCGGTGGTGCTCTTGTCTATGCTTTTAATGACAGAGTACAGTGTAATAGATACTCCAAAGGGACCTGCGAAGTATCTCACAGTGCAAGTTTAGATAAGCTTAACGCATCGGTAATAAGCGCATTAAAGAGCGATCTTGAGTCTCATAATTTTAATATCTATAAAAAATCAACGGAAGAACAAAAAAGTACAGATGTAACACCGAGCTTGATTGAAAAGGAGCGCAAAAAACTCGAACGAGTTAAGGAAGCTTACGCAGCAGGGGTCGATACAATTGAAGAGTACCGAGCCAACAAAGAGAAGATACTTAAGGCTATCGAAGAATTGGAAAAAAATAAAAAAAACCCTGAGCCTACACAACAAGACCTGCGCAAAAAACTTAGCGCAACGATCCGAAAAAGTCTTGATATTCTTGAAGACCCAAATTGCAGTGAAAGTATAAAAAATATAACGCTCCGCAGTTTTGTTCGTCAGATCGTTTATGTTAAAAAAAATCAGTCAATTGAAATACTGTATCAGGTTTAATTATCTCCTTTAGCAATTAAGACCGCCAAATTACAAAAGGATATACTATATTATTAATACCATAAAAAACCTGTAGACATAATTCGACTTTTTTGATATAATATTATAATCAAGGGAGGAGGGTTATATGCGGATTGCAATTTGTGACGATGAGCCGGCATTTGTAGATCATTTTACGGAGATCATAAGTTGCTATTTTAAGGACCACAGTATCAAATGCAGTATACAAAAATTTTATTCCGCTCAAGATCTGCTTGCAAAATGCAAAGGGCTGGATAATTTTGACGCCATTGTGTTGGATATCGAAATGCCGGACTTTGATGGCATATATGCCGCCGAAGAGATAAGGAGGCGTGACAAAGATATTCCGATAATGTTTTTGTCGAGTAACAACAGTCACGGTGATTCGGCGTGTGATTTCCAAATATTTAAATATATTTATAAATCAGCGGGCAAAGAAAAAATATACAGTGCTTTTGACGCATTAGTTGCAAAAAAGGACCGGGAAAAACTATCATATATAGTTCAAACTTATGAGGGGGCAGTAAAAACACTTTTAAAAGATATACTGTATATACAAGTCCACGATCACTACGCGGACTTACATTTATGTAACGGCATGATATTATGCGAACGCAAAAAAATAAAAGCCTTTACGGATGATTCCTTGTTTGATACTTTTATTTTGGCTAACAGAAACACTTTTGTAAATTACAAACACATCAACGAAATAGCCGATGCTGTTATTTTATACAACGGTGAAGAGCTGAAATATAGCAAACGCAGAAGTACCGAAATATATAACAAATATCTATATCTCAGGAGGAATAAAATATAAATGTGGAGCTTGATTGAACACTCAGCCAGTTTGGTTGAGGCAGTTATCATCACAGGCTTTACAACTTTGGTATTGGGGTATAAAAGCCCCAGACATAAACAGATAAAATACATAGCATATACAATCGTGTCGTTTGTAAACATTGCTTTTTTAGCTAATTACTTACCTGCTAAAGTGTCAGAGACTCTCCCGGGTATTTCTCAACTTTTTATCAGCACGATTTTCGCGATATTTTTTCTTAAAGGCAATCCATTTTTCAAATTTTATATAATATTTATAAATAACTACATGATCTTTTTAATAAACATCCCCGTCATGATGTTTTTTAACAGTCTACTAGATGGCAACGGCCTTAATGCCACTGTCTACATACAAGGCGCGGTCCGCATCGCTATTTTGGTTATCACAAAGCTGCTGTTTGCGCTTGCATCATACTGCTTTTATAGATGGTATCGTAAAAATCTCCATAACGCCGACTTTAGCCTTAGCTCTGCCGAGTGGATAACCCTGCTCTTTATATGCGCAGCATCTTTTGCGGTGGGGCTATATATTTTCCAACAAAACATAAATCAGTATAAGCCGTTAATCATGACGTTGGCTTCCCTCGCGGCATTAGCGATTAACGGAGTTTCCCTGTATGGAATTTTTCGTTCGGCTCAAAATCGCAAAGCAGAAGAAGAATTAAAATTTTATCAGTTTGAAAACGAAGCAATGAAAAAGAATCTTGACGATTATATAAAAAGAGAGGAAGAGCTAAGGAGCATTAAGCACGATATCGAAAATGTAGCAGTAACAACAACCAGCCTTTTGGATCATAAAGAGTATGACAAGATACGTGAGCACTACTCTCAGTTGATTACAAGATTACATAGCGATAGTGTAGTATATACAGGTGTCAAAAACGCTTATATTAACGCAATTATACAACAAAAATATGCTGACTGTTGTGGCAAAATAACAGCAAAATGTCACTCAAGTGGAATATTTTGCGATAATAAAGACATAAAAAATATCGATATAATTGATATCTGTACTATAATTGCCAACCTTCTTGATAATGCGATAGAGGCGTATAACAAGAACTTTGAGAATTATGATATTATTTTGAATTTAAACGAATCAAATGGCGTTTATTTCATCGAAGTGTCAAACCCAATAGAAAAGTCGGTATTAGCGCATAATAATCGGCTTAAGACAAGCAAACCCGACACAAAAAATCATGGTCTTGGAATTAAGAGTGTGAAAAGCCGCGCCGAAAAATACAACGGCAGCGCGGAATTTGCCGAGGAAAACAACCGCTTTGTTGCTCGTGTTTGGCTAAGGTCAGAAGAGTAATACAACATGTTGCAAGCAAAACTTTAAAGATAACATTTCAAATGTGACCTTTTCACTAATACAAACAAAAAGCGGCAAGGAGTAATCCCTGCCGCTTAACT